GGTCGGATGCTGCGATCTGTGGGAGGCATCGGTGGTGGAGCGTTAGGTTCTTACCTGGGTGCTCCTCCAGCGCTCGGTACCACGGTTGGCACAGGCTTAGGGGCACTTATTAGTAAGTGGCTAGGTCAGGGTGACTATACCGTTTCTGGTAATTCACTGGTTAAACAGACCTCCAGTGGCGTGATTCCAGCAATGCATTCAAGTAACCAGACTATCACCGTGCGCCATAAGGAGTTCCTCACATCCGTCACTGGTTCGCAGGCGTTCAATGTCGGTAGGTTCTTTCTACTGCAACCTGGTGACACCAACACCTTTCCATGGTTGAGCGGTCTAGCCCACAGGTTTCAGCAGTATAGAATCAAAGGTATGGTGTTTCATTACATTCCCAGTAGTGGTATTGCGGTTAGTGGCACCAATCCAGCATTGGGAACTGTGATGATTCAGACCACCTATCGTGCCAATGATGCTTCACCGGCCAGTAAAGCAGAAATGATGAATGAATATTGGGCAAGTGAAGCCGCACCATCGGAGGCGTTCTGCCATCCGATTGAGTGCTCACCTCGCGAAAACCCATTCATGACTCATTATATCCGCACTGTTCCTGTTCCTAGTGGCGAAACGCCGATGATGTATGATCTCGGCAAAACGTTCATAGCTACACAGGGAATGCCGGCCGATGGCAATGTTGTTGGTGATCTGTGGGTCACATATGAGATTGAGCTTTCAAAGCCCAATATCACCTCCAGTGTTTCCACCGATGTTATCTCCACAACACTGTATGGTACATCTGATGCAACCCATCCGTTGGGCACAGCTGCACTGTATAACAATGGTGTCATTGCATGCTCAGCAGTGAACAACACGCTCACCTTCCCAATCGGATTGTTAGGTGAGTTTGTGGTCACAGTGATGTATCAGGGGTCTGCTACTGCATATTCGGCAGGTGCTGTCACATGCACTAATTGTGTCGCCACAGGTCTGGGTGGTATGAGTACCACTGACCATTCTACTGCCCTCACTGCTGGTGCCGGTGTGCTGAACAAAATGTTCACGACATTTGGGGTCCTACTAAGCGATCCGTCCTCAGTGGCGACCGTTACTGTAGCCAATCCAACAATTACCGGCACCACCAACTATACAGTTATCTACATCACCCGTTATGCTTAATCGTATTCTATTTGTCGAACAACAATAAAACAACAATGCATCACCAATTAAACCACGCCAGGCGAATCCTGTGACTGCGCTCCGTCACGGGTGTGGACATCGCTTGCTATGGGGAGCGGTTGCTAATGTTGCATTGCATAAACAAGTTGCGTGTTATATGTAGATGTTGACACATCGCCAGCCTGGTCCAGCAGGTTAGGTTGCACGAATGTGCATTTGAATCTGGAACGAGCTCAAAATCCTTTATGGTGGGGGAGCGGGACCACAAACAACTCGAA